CATTGAACAGCTTTCTCTTGCACTCATCATCAGAAGTATTATCATCAAAAGGACGCATGATAAGCCTGTCGCAAGGAACATCATTAAGTTTTATCCACTCTTGAGTATCCATGCGATTGTCATCACTCCGAGCAGTCATGATGATTATCTCAGTCTCTTCCCTATCAAGTGCACGCAATATGTTGCAGATGTTTTCAATAGGCTTATCATTTTTACCAGCTTTGTTGAAGGCATCATAATCACGCTCTTTGTAGAGGTGCTTGCGATGACCATAATCTGAAAGTGTTCCGTCAAGATCAGCAATAACTATGCGCATGCCCATAATGGTGCCTCCGTAAATTTATATGTGCCACCACGAATGACACCTAGTTTTTCACCCATGTAATAGTTCCTGTAAGATTGAACAGGGTCATCACACTTATATTGATCAGGCATACCTAAATGAGGCTCTGTAAAGATGTCATAAGGTATGCTGTCAGGCAACTGGTGTAAAGCAGGCAACAATTCAGAGTGCTTGTGATTAACTGGTTCTTTTTTCTTTGAGCCATATCTTTCATAATACTGCTCTGAAAGATTCTCAACCATAACCAGCAACCAGTTATAATTTGCAGCTGACCTCATCACCCACTTTGAACATGGGTGATTCTGGTAGCCAAGAGGAAACATGCCAACGCTGTCAGCGTATGAATCCCCATCAAGCATCCTATGTGCATTGCAAAGCATCAAGACTGATTCTGAAATCATCTTATAAGAATGAACGTCACAATGCATTTTTGCAGCGACCACTGGGTCGTGATCTAAATAAAATATATTCATAATATTTCCTTTCTCAATAAAGCAAGTATACTTTAATTAGCCACCGAACAAAAGCCTTTTTACACGCTTAAGAACTGAATCAGCCTCTTTAATTGCTTCATCAGCTTGAACATAAAGTTCATCAAGAGACTTTTGCTTTGATGGTATTTTTTTGTGAAGTATGTATGTCACCTGATTGAATGTCAATGATTTAACATCTGAGATTTGATTATAGGACTTGCCCAAAATTTTCATCTGGTGAACATCATCAATCAATTTTTGAGAATATTTAGCCATTCTTTCCTCCTGTTGGATTAAGTGCCTTGCCCATGGATGGTGCCGCCCATTCAGTTGGGGTTAAAAAAGGTTCAGCCCATGGGTGAACTTTAACAACCTCAGAAACCATAAGTTTGAACACATTTTGATATTCACCTTGGGCTCTTGGTGATAGCCGAGACTTAGCCATTTCACTCATTGTGCGCAAGTTAAATTTTGCAACAATGTTGGTGTGAATGTTTGTTGGCAATACTCCACGAGCATCTTCCGCTGGCACACCCAACTCACGCAACTGCTGGTAGCGCAGATTTATAAGTTCCATGGTCTGGTCGTAAATTAACTTAGCATGCTCATTCTCTGGCTCATTAAACCTATCAGGAGTGTAATATGTAAACCCCTCCATATCAACAGTGCGTTGAGACTGTTGGGCATATGAGGCTTGGCGAGTCCGTACAAACTGATGGGTGAATCCCCGACTAACATCACGGATGTTAAATGTGTAGTCTATAAACTCCCAAGATGAGCGGATGGTCTTGAGCATGTAGTCAAGCTCCTCCTGCTTTTTATTTTCAGGCCAATCAGATATCGATGAATATGCATCGTCATCATTCATTAGGCGAGTATTTTTAGTGAACAGCAAAAGGTTTACTGCGTCACTCGTGTGATTTACCAATTCGACTTTCATTGATTTTCTCCTTTCTGAGAATGCATCCATCTGGCATAGTCAGTGCCACCACGGATAAATTGTTCAACAACCTTTAGGTCATCAACAACATCATCAAGCAGGAGTTGACGCCATGTGGCGAATCTCCCGACTGAATATATATTATGTTTGTTTGTCATTTGGAAAATAAATTCTTTGCGAATCTTATCGTCGATAGGCATTATCTTGCCATACTCTTGTTCAGACTCTTCCATGCCGTCTATCTTGTAAGACCTTATGCCAAAGTCTTCATTCAGAACGTCCATTGCATGAACACCAATGTTGGTGTCTGGCTTTTCAGTGAACTCAGATATAAGCGTGTCACCTATTAGGGAGACTCTGTAATGTTTTTTAAGTGGGTCTGGGTAATAAATAGTTTGACAAACTTCACACAGAGGGTCTGAAATTTTAACTTTTTGAGTCCATATTTTTTGCTTGGGGAAATCAGGTATCTCATCCCAACCAACAATCTTCATTAACAAAGGCATCGGAAGAGTTGATATTATCGGTCTGTGTGGTTCCCACTCTTGCAACTCTTCAAGGACTTTGCGGTCTAGTTTTGAATTATACTCTATTGAGCAGTTTGAGGCCATCTCGCTTATAAGATGCCATGGCGCAATATACCTGTCAACTTCGGAAAGATTATTTATTGACCTGTCAAGAATTGAACCAGTAACTTTTTGAGAGTACATGTTGCTAAGCATAAGATTGGGTGTTGTTATAATTTCACCATCATGCTTGATTGCTTTTTTCACACGAACTTTTTTAAATGGAACTGCGGTGGCAGTCTCTACTTTATCAGATCGGAATCGGAGCAGGGCACCATGATTGTTTGGCAAAGAGCTTTGAGCTTCTTTCACAACTGGGTTGAAGCTCCGCATCATATTCCCTGCTAACAAACCTGCCAGCCCTGCTCCGTAAATAATCATCCTTTGTAATTCCCTCTTGGTGCACATGTGACATCAATTACGACTGGCACATTCTTTTGATTTATCCTGCGCTGAGTGTAGAACATAACAGGACGCAGGTCAACCGAATGACATTCTTCAATAGCATTAATGACCTCGGTGCGTGACAGTGCGTGAATGTTTTTGTCAACAATCAACTCGGTGGTAGGTGTGCCGCTACAAGCTGACACACCCAAACCAATAAACAACATCAAATACTTCATACCAACTCCACATTACCTTTTTCAATATCATAAGCCAAGTCATTAGGACGACCACCTTCAGAGATGTAGTTCTCGTAGCTCACTGGTATTGATGAGTTGATCAGGATGCCCATGGAGTGAAAACCTTTTGTGCCTTCACGACGAGGATTCTTCTCAACAAGACAACGAATGCTCTTACCAGCATACTTGCCACGAGGCTTTTGGACGTCAGTCTTCACGACAGCCATGCCCATGTTCTCTGCACTGAAAGGCTTATTCAGCTTGTATGTCCTGACGACCTTGGGCTGTTCCCCAGCCTCATCAAATGGTGTTGACTCAACATGAATGTCTTGAGCTAATTTTAATAGACGTGCTGCACCTGTGCGGGTGTCAGAAAATCTTTTCACTGCTACATCTGTGTTGTTGTTATAAACAGCAACGATGCCTTGGTTGGTTGTGTTTTTGTTCTCAAGCAACTCATCAACAGAGTTGAAAACGACCAAACCATTACCCATTTTAAGAGCAGAACGCTTAGATTTAAAAGCACGAATGGTGTTCTTTTTATAGTCAATAGCAAATGCAGTCATAATTTTATTCCTTTCTAAAAAGTTGGGAGACGCTCTCCTAACTCTTATTACTATACGCCATCTTTATTAAAAAGAAAACATTTTTGTTTTCAACACTTTCAATGACTTAGCATATTTTAAGAAATTAAATTGAAAAATATCTTAGTCCCTTTGGCTGAATTAAGTAAAGATTCTCTTTAGCTCTGGTCAATGCAACATACCAAACCCTGTTCTCTTCATCACCACCTAGATTTTCCCAACTTAGCTTTCCCATGTCTGTGAGGAGAACTAGGTTGTCAGCTTCGCCACCTTTTGACTGATGTATGGTTGAGATTGTTATTCTTGGTTTGTCTGAGAACTTTTCACCATTTCGCATGCATGACCTTAAATATTCTCTTTCATCTGGGGCTATGCCTCTGAGCATTGTCATCCAGTCATATTGACGTGCCGCATCTGGTAACCCTAAATCTTCAATGCCATAGCTATCTTTCTTCAAAAGATTAACTGAAAACCCAAAAAAGTTGATTAAGTTTTTTGCTTCATGTTGAGATATGTTTTTACCTTTGCGGATGCTCTCCCAAGCAAGTATTGCCCTTGTCTCTTCAGACTCAAGTGAGCTTCTGGAGTTTATTGAATATGCAAAGCCTTGTTGCCTGACAGCTTGTTTTAATCTATGCAAAAGATATTTACTTCGGCTCAAGAGCATCCATGTTCCAGGATTGCTGAAGTCTATGTCTTGCTCATTTGTGACATAATAAACTTCACCTTCTTCTTTCTTCGGAGCCCACTTTTTTGGATATCTGTTTTTAATGCGAGAAGACACATCATTGGCCAATAAATGAACTTTCCTAGGTATGCGATGGCTATTGGGAAGTGTTGATTTTTGCCCTTTAAGATTTAAAAATTTATGGACATCTGCCCCAGCCCAACCAAAGATCGCTTGGTCATCATCCCCAGCTATATAAACTTCACTGGCTAAACTTGCAGCCAAGATCGCCATTTTATATTGAGCTGATGATAAATCTTGAGCTTCATCAAAAATGCATATGTCAACGGGCAACTGGCTATTGTATTTCTCAAGCATGTCTGTGAAATCATGAAGCCCATTTTCTTTTTTATAAGACAGCAAAGCTGAATTATATTGCTTAACAGCATGCGGGTTAAGGTCGTTGACATTTGTTATTGCCATTTGCTGGTCTATTGTTCTGAGGCCAACCCTAGCTAAAGATTCAATTCTTGAACATTTATCTCCAAGTCCATCGCCAGTGTGAAGTCCAATGTTCTCGTCATAGATTCCCCTGAACTCTATGCCCATGGCTTTTCCAAACTTGCGATAATGACTATTGGTCATAACTTCATCACGCTGCATTCCCAACTCTCTAAAAGCAAGAGAGTGAAGGGTTCTGAAAAATGGGAATCTTCCTTCTTCAAAGCCAAACTGCGCCATTGCTCTTTCTTGAGCTTCGTGTGCAGCTTTGCGAGTAAAAGCAAGATAAGCTATCCGCTCTGGTGGTATGCCTCTTGACAATGCCTCTTCAACTATATTAAGAAGTGTTGAAGTTTTTCCTGTTCCTGGAGGTCCAAGTATTATTTGCACCTTTCTCATGATGATATGAAATCCTCTATCTCTTCATCCGTCATAGTATCCCAATCAGGCTCAACAGCTAAAGACTGCTCAGGTTTTGAAGATCTGAATTTCTTAGGAGATTTTTCTTTGGTTGGTTGTTTTATTGTGACTAGCTTGGCTCTTCGCATCACTGGCTCAAATACAATTTCAAGAGTCAGAAAACAATTATCACAATCTAAACATTGCCTGTTTCTTGTCTTGCCTCTTTTATTGTATTGAGGAGCGGTTGGCTTAATAGCTAGGACTTTAAGTCGCTTTGATTTACAGCTTGGGCACTTTAACATTTTTATTTTTTCCTTTCTCAATTAAAACACTATGACAAGACCCGCACTTAACCTTATCTGGGTCATACTCCCAAACCCTGCCACGAGTCAATTGGCCGCAGAAATCACAATTCACATGCCTGTCATAGTGTTGATAATAATCACTCACTCAACCCTCCTGGATAAACAGTATTACCATTTTTAAGGTTCTCGAATAGCTCAGTCATCTTCTCAACATCTTTGAAATGGTCTTTGGGGACTGCACAATTTTTTAATATAGATAGAGTCCTGTCAACCATTTCATTGGCTTTTGATTCAGTTAGGTCTTTAACTCTTTTGTGACACTTTTCTTTTTGAAGTTTTTTATAATCATCGTATGGTGAGGTCATTTAAAATTCTTCTGTTACTGTTGAGGGGATTGGTAACTCATCATCATCTGAATAATACTCAGGAGCTGGTACCGACCAAACTTTAACTGGTTTTGATTTAATGCGAAAGGTCTTTCTATCACCACCAAGACTTCTCAGCCAAGACCACACTTGGTGTTGAGAAGGATAGCGGAACCTTCTTGCCTCAAGATATATGAACAAATCTTCTGACCTGAAATATACTTTGCCCTCATCTGCATCGTGCCATGGCTTAGCATTCATTATTTCATCTTTTTGACGTGCTTGAACTTTACCTGTTAAAAATGCATCAAGAGTCTTTTCAAATTGACCTTGTGGACTTGCGTCATCTGGGTCAATAATTACTTCAACAGACCCCAGCAATTCATTTATGCGTTGTTCCCATCTTTGGGATGGCATTGTGCTTGGGCACTTGTTTAATTTTTCTACACATATCTTTTGAAGCTGGCGTTGATCTAAAAGTTGTTGGGTTGTCACTTCTATGCGCTCACCTTGCATTTCAATGTACCAACGAACTGAGCTTCTGTTCTCAGTTTCATATTTGGTTATAGCATCAACTTCAATAGCCATGCCACCACCAATGCCACCAATGCCATACTCACGCTTCATGCATTTGCTTTTCTCGCAATAGTTGCATATTGGTGATTGCTTGCAGGTATAGGCATATTCTTTTTTGCTAACTGATTTTATAAGAGTGTTGACTTCCCCAGCTGGTAGTGGCTCACTCAGGTGCTCATAATTGAAACGCATCAAATCTTCTTGCCAGTCGTCAGGATTCTTCTTGCGGTAATAAACGCCTACATTGAACAAAGAAATGTTTCTTCCACCTTCAGGAAAGCCCATCGTCATTATGTGCTGGAGGCAAGGTGGTCCGTCTTCAAATTGAGTTGTAAGCTCTGGGGTGAATTTTTCAAGCTCATCAAAGTTTGTCATCTTTTTGTTGGCAAGTTTTATAAATCCCTCAAGATTAAGTTTTTTGCCATTGTGTATTGCGTAGCGTTCAGTGTCATCACCATCCCAATAGCAAAGATTTATCCAGTTGCCTCTGTCGCGTTCATTAGCGCGAGATATTTGCTTGGGGAATATTTCAGCACCACCATAACCTAAAAGTGCTGCAAACTCGTTGAGTTTTGAAACCATGTCGATAGCAGCAATAGCAGGTTCACAAAACAAATATAGATGAGCACCCCCAGACTTGCTACGACACATAACGAGAGGCGTGTCTTTAATTTTCGCTTCAAGCTCTTCGAGAGTTTCATTTAATTTTACCTCCCCACGAATATCAATATCAATTACACCAAAGTTGCAAGAATTATTTTCCCTAAGCATAATTATGCCTAGTATATATTCGCCACCATTTAAGTGAGTTTGGAAATGATCAAGCGTCGCAGTCTCGCTAACAGTCAGTGCCCGACCAGACATCTTGCCATCAGCTTCTTTTTTCTGCACGCGATATTGGCCATGGGCTTGTTCATAGCCGCGAAATAATTTCATAAATTGTTTTGTTAGTTCAGACATTGGGTTCCTTTCTGAGTCGTCGGGAGAGAGTCTGGCTTATTGGACAACCAACCCCTCTCCCTAGATGATGTAACAGATAGTTTGCAGACTTACATTACATCATCATCTTGAGACTCAGGTGAGACTTTAATGTCCCCAGATGAGATACTCTTTTTCATAGCTCTTGCAGCTAAATAAATATCTGAACCAGCGGCATGATTTTTAATTAAGCCACCTGATGAAGCATCAAACTTCATCTTGATTCCCCAGCCGAACCATGACCCCAAATCATTTGATTCAGGAACGGTTGATAGCTGGTAAGCTGTCCAGAACATGGCTGGGTTTTCAGACTTGCCTTTAATTGGAACCATCAATCTTGAAATCATTGCATTCCACTGCTTGGCTTTTTTGAATTGAGACCCGCTCATGCTGATGAGTGCAGGGAAGTATCCGCCATTATCATCCAAAACATAAACTAAGAACTCACCTGTGATAACAATTTGATTGCCATCAGCTGTCATGTACTCACCTTTTTCGCCACGTGTGCAGCTTTCAAGGCAAGAAGAATCTGAGCCATGGTCAGCAACCAAGCCACCACGATCAGGCTTCCATTCAATATGAGCACGACGATAAGTAATCGGCACAACTGTTATGCCTTGTTCACCGTCATGAGCAGTCTTGGCAACATTATCGAAAATGTGCCCAGCTTCAGCACCATCAATATAATCACCGTGACGTTTGTTAATCTGGTCAGACATCTGTTGAAGGATGCCGAGCCTTGGCATTAAGATGTCGTCTTTTGACATCCCATCCTGACCTGAACCTGCATCTTCAAGCAAAATGCTTTCATCAAATGCAACCACATTAGACTCTTTTTTATTCGCTACTTCATTAGCCATATCATTATCTCCTTATGTTGGCTCTGCGTCCCATATAAACACGGAACATTTCAACAGGTACTTCTTTGCCTTCACTCAGACGCTCTTTTAATGTAGCATTGAGTGACTGCGGATGCACCCCGACTGCACGTTTGTAATAAAGTTTTTTCTCGCGCAACTCTTCAGTAAAGGCATTGCACTTGTCATCTTCATTACGACCAAACTGAACCTCAACATTGCTTTTAATTAAGTCACCAAGATTGTTATCTCGCAACCACTGAAAGCACTGCTGTTGGAGGATCTGTAACTCCTGCTTCGCATCATCTTTGGCGCGGTCTATTGCACCTTGTGATGGAACAGAAGCTGTGATCACATCTTTCACTTCAACCTTTGCGCCATTGCTCAGGGTAAAGTTTTTGATGTTCAGTTCTTGCATTAAGTCAGGCAAGTCCTGTTCAGCCAACATCTTGAGATCCTGCTTCTTTTGCTTCAATGTTTCTTCAAGTTGATTAATCTCACGTTCAAGATCACTCATCCTTTGAGCCATATCAGCGACTGCACCAAGTTCATTGGATGCTGGTGCCACATCCTCAAGCAGATCTATATCTGTCATATTATACCTTTCTCAATTCAAGAGCTACAGGCATGTACCAACCTTTACGGCGATCCCTTTCACCCTCTTCCATATTACGCTCCCAACGTAGGACGCGCACCGTTGGAGAAACCTCACCAGCAATCATACAAACAATCATGACAGCAATAGGGTCTCCCCCTCCTGGCCACAGAAGATAATCATCTGCGGAGAAGTCTTTCATTATTCTTCTTGCTTTTTGGATTGATGGTCCAGGAAGAAACTGAGGCTTGTCTTCAGGCTCAAAAATAATTTCAAGTGAACCATAACGAGTTGCATCAGTTAAATCGGGAGTCCACCCAAATTTATTTCTTATCGGTCTGTTGACCACATAAACTTTTGACACTTCAAAGTTCCTTTCTCAAAGTATTAATGTGACCTGATAACTACTGGAACCGTAGGATTGACCCCCATCATGCGTACATTAGAGGGTTCGCGCAGGTGTTCTTCATTATCAGAGCCACAAAATAACTATGCCTGAAGAAAATTAAAAAGAAAAGAAGATTTTTTCAAAGAACCCAGTCTTACTCAAATAAAACAGTTAAGAAACCAAAGAACCCAGTCTTTTGGTTGTCAGTTGTTTTCATACCCGTCCTTGGTTTTCATCTTCTTCTTATAAGAAAAAAATTCGAGGAAAAAAATTTTATGTTTGAAATTATGGAAAGTGTGGGTTCACTGGTTTCGGATTGGGTTTAATTTAACTTAAACAAAGTGGTTAAAAGACACCCCAAAGTTGTTAAATTAAGGTTTCAGTAACCCAGAGTCTGGGATCTTTTTTCTTAAAATATTGTAAGTGATTGTTTTAACAGGAAAAGAAAAACACTTTATTTGTTTACTTTAATCAATAAATAAGCGATACTAATTAAGTAGAGGGTTGTCCTCTTCTTTAGAAAGGAAAATAAAATGAAAAAGCCATTGCATATGATAAAGTCCCTCAGCATGAAAAAGCTCTCTGAATATCAGAATGAGTATTTAGAGCTGGAAATTCACAACCCACAGTCAGAAAGATTCTCTGAATTGGAGACGTTGTTTTTTAAAATTGATTTAGGTTCAATTTTAATTTCAGGATAATTTTTGAGAAAGGAAAATAAAATGCTTACAGTTTTTAAAATTCGTGACACTTATAAAATCATCGAGAATGCTACAGGTCTTTCTTCAGATGAACAGCATGACTTCGTCCAGAGGTATAATGGTGGCGATCATGTTTTCTCAACTCGTGAAGAAGCTGAAGAGCGCATGAGTACTTTGCCTGCTGATACTGATGGTGGCAAGTATCGTCGTGTTCATAATTATGACGTCTGGGTTGTTAAGTACGGTTATTGCAATATGCATGGTTGGTCTGATGTTCATCCTTTTGAAATCGTCCGTGTTGTTTCGCCCAAGTGCATTGAGTTGCGTGCTATGAAAGCTAAGTTGGATGAAGACTTCAAGCCTGATTATGTTCCTGGAGGCTTTGCTGGCCACATCAGGAACCAACACAAGCAAACTTACAAGTATGAGTCTTGTGATGAGGGTGTTGTTATTAAAGCAAGGCTCGGCAAAAAAGGTTGGAAGTCTTCACATGGTCGTCATGTGCTTAATGATGAGCCAAGAAAGTTTTACGATTACAATTTTTAGGTTATTGATTGGGGGTGGGGATTGGCCTCACCCTCTCTTTTCAGAAAGGAATTTATTATGATTTATAGATTGCGCTTGGTTAATTTCCCGCACTCTTCAGCTGAAGATAAAGTTTTCAGAGACCTCAGCGAGGCCAAAGATGCCGCTGAAGCAACTGGTTTTGATACTTGTGTTGAAGGTTTTTCTTCTTGTGGCATGCTTTTATACATGCTCGGTTATTCAACTATCAGTGGGTGGTCAAAATGATTAGGTTATTATTTGGTACGTTGGTTTTCATTGGCTTTATATATATGGTTGTGTTCTGTGGTATCAATCTTATGTTGGGTTGCGAGACTTGGGATGAATCTTTATGGACTGAGCAGAACTCATGCGTTAAATTTTCTCAGATGTTTGTTTTATGATAAAGACTTTACTTAGTGGCCAAAGAACGCTATTGTTAAAGGGAATCTTCGCATAGGATTCCTCCCCCAAACTTAGCCCTCCTGAAAAGGAGGGTTTCTTTTTGTCAAAAAATCAGCGATAGTTGTGACAGTTATTTTTACGGTTGACCACTGGAACTAAGGTTAAAAGGAAGAAAATATGCCTCCAAAGAAGCAAAAAGGCTCTGATGCGAAGATGCAAGTTCAGAGGCCTGTTAAGAATGGACCACCAGTTAAGCCAGAAAACTGGGATGGGCGGTTTAAATCAGTTGAGCCAATGGCCAATCAGAAGTCCAAAAGATCAAAGCCATACAAATGGAACCACCACACAACAATAAATTGGATCATGGGCCAAGCAGACCCAGTTGGATTCCTTGCGGATGTTATGGCAGGGAAAGAGATCTTTAATGTTTATAAAGAAGATGGTGGGGAAATTTCAAATGTCGGGAAGATTGGAGCAGACCCAGACCTACGTGTTCTGGCCGCTAAAACTCTTCTCGGTAAATGCGTCCCTGATTTGAAAGCAGTCGAAGTTACTGCACAAATTGAAGAGAGAAAGGTGCTGGACATCAGCAGATTGAGCGACAATGACCTCACCACAATTGAACGAGTTCTTGAACACGCTGTCATTGAAGGAAGTGAGAGCGGAGAGGATGAAGAGATCGCTGAAGGAGTTTACGAAGAGCTCATGGCCAACGATTGAGCCAGGACGAGACTTCCACGACAACTGGCACATTGATGCTATCAGCGAACATTTACAGGCTGTTGTTGAAGGCGACATCAAGCGTCTGATAATAAACATACCACCTCGGCATATGAAGTCCATCTCAGTTGCAGTTGCCTTACCAGCTTGGACTTGGACCATACAGCCAGAGAAAAGATTCTTGTTCGCGTCATACGCTTCATCACTTTCCGTCAGAGATTCGGTTAAGTGTCGTAGGCTTATATCAAGCCCATGGTACCAGCATCACTTTGGTGACAAGTTTGATTTAACAGGAGACCAGAACCAAAAGCAAAGATTTGAGAACGACAAAACTGGCATGCGCATCGCTACTTCAGTTGATGGTGCGTTGACTGGTGAGGGTGGTGACATCATCGTTATTGACGACCCGCACAATGTTCGTGAAGCTGAGTCATCAGCAGTTAGAGAAGGTGTTCTTGATTGGTGGGACCAAGCGATGCAAACTCGCCTCAACGATCCAAAGACTGGTGCCTTTGTAATTATAATGCAGCGAGTGCACGAGAATGACTTGACTGGGCACATATTGGCGAATGAACATGACGATTGGGATCATTTATGCTTACCTGCTAGATATGAAATCGGGCATCCAAGCGAAACAAAATCATCACTCAGCTTCACAGACCCCAGAACAAAAGAGGGTGAGCTCCTCTGGCCAGAAAGAATTGATGAGCAAACACTTGCCAACCTCGAGAGGTCATTGGGTACATATGCCGCCGCAGGTCAACTGCAGCAACGCCCAATGCCAAAAGGTGGGGGAATCTTGCGAGCTGAATGGTGGGTTCCATGGGAGAGTGATGATCTGCCCGAGATTGAATATGTAATGCAATCTTATGATACTGCATTCTCAACAAAAGAAAAAAGCTCCTACTCAGCTAGAACAACATGGGGTGTGTTCCGCAAAAATGGCCAGATAAATGTTATTGTTATTGAGATGTGGTATGACAGAGTTACTTATCCTGAGCTGAGAACATTAGCACAAGAGGCTTATGAAGAGTGGCAACCAGACGCAGTGATGATTGAAAAGAAAGCATCTGGCCAAAGTTTGTTACAAGATTTGCGCATGGCTGGCGTCCCTGTCATTGAGTATAACCCAGACAGAGACAAAGAAGCACGTGCCCATGCATCATCAGCTTTGCTGGAAGATGGAAGAATTTACTTTCCTGCAAACAAAAAATGGGCTAAAGATTTAATAGACATATGTGCTGCGTTCCCAGCTGGAGACAATGACGATATAGTTGATACTTGCACTCAAGCATGGTTGCGTTTGCGCAAAGGTTGGTTTATTAGTCACTCCACTGATTATGAGGATGATGAGCCCACTGAGACAAGAAGGATAACTCTGTATGGCTAGACAACCTATACCATTCGCTGAAGGCTCTCCCCCAGATGATCTTCAAATTGAAGATTTTGGTGATGATGAAGTTCTGATTGGCGACCCAGAGCTAGATATAATGCAAGATGTTGATAGCGAGTTTGATTCAAACTTAGCTGAAGAGATTTCCGAAAAAGAATTAAAGGCCAAAGCATCTTCGCTTGTAAAGATGTATGAAGAAGACAGAGAGGCTCGCTCTGATTGGGAAGAGCGATACAAAGCTGGCTTGCGTACTGTTGATCCTGATGGCGGCATGAGTGAAGAAGAAGATGCCAGAGCCAGTCGCGGTTTGAGCACTGTTGTTCATCCTATGATCGCAGAAGCTGCAACCCAGTTTAATGCAAGAGCAATCGCAGAGCTATATCCATCTGGTGGTCCTGTCAAAAGTATAATTGTAGGCAACCCAGACGAAGAAGTTGAAGAGCAAGCTCGTCGCGTTAAAGATTACATGAATTACCAAATCACTCAGGAGATGCCAGAATATTTCCCTGACCTAGACAAGATGCTCTTCCAGCTACCATTGGTTGGCCATGCTTTTAAAAAGGTTTGGTGGGATGCTAATTTAGATCGTCAGTGCTCAAAGTTTGTTAAAGCTGAAGACTTTGTTGTTGCGCCAGAAAGCACAGACCTTTACACATCGCAAAGATACACCCATTTAATCCGCATGCCGCGCAATGACTTTAATAAATATGTTGCAGCTGGTTGGTATCTGAACAGTGAATATTCTGGTGACGGAATTGACCCATCTGGCGATACAACTGAAGACATTGAGGGTGTTGATCCATACAGCAACTCAGACGAGACAATGACTCTTCTTGAGATGCATGTTTATGATTCTTTTGATGGCATTGATGGTGCTGAAGATTCAGATGGCGATGATAATGTTGTCGGGGTGCCGTATGTTATAACAGTTGATTATGACGCAGAGAAAGTTTTGAGCGTCAGGAGAAACTGGGACGCAGAAGACGAAAAGATGAAGCGTCTTGACTGGTTTGTGAGCTACCCATTCCTTCCTGGAGTTGGTTTTTATGGGTTTGGCCTTTATCATTTAATTGGTGGCCTAGGCAAAGCTGCAACAGGTTCACTTAGAGCTTTGCTTGATTCAGCTGCATTCGCAAACATGCAAGGTGGCTTTAAATTAAAAGGCAGAGTCACAGGTGGCGAGCTTCAGATTAATCCTGGAGAGTTTGCTGACCTTGATGCGACTGTTGATGATGTTAACAAAGCCATTATGCCTTTGCCATTTAAGGAACCTAGTGGTGCGCTGTTTAATCTCCTCGGATTTATAACTGAGGCTGGTCAGCGTTTTGCTAATACTTCAGACATGAATGTTGGGGATGTCAATCCCAATGCCCCAGTTGGCACGACAGTTGCTTTAATAGAGCAAGGTAGCAAATCATTCTCAGCGATTCACAAACGCCTGCACTACGCACAAGGCCAAGAGTTCAAATTGCTGGCTAAGTTGAATGCGAAGTATCTGCCTGACCAGTTTGAGTTTGCTNTGTCTGGTTCTTCAGAAATNATTTATGCGGCTGATTTTGATGCTCGTATTGATGTCATNCCAGTCAGCGACCCGAACATNTTCAGCACAGCACAACGCATCGCACAAGCCCAATCAATTTTGCAAATGGCCAATGCAGCTCCNCAGCTTCACAATATATATGAAGCCTACAAGCGCATGTATGAAGCAATCCGCATACCAAACATTGACCAGATCCTCATTGAGCCAAAAGAGGCAGTCAGGCTTGATCCAATTGATGAGAATATGAGTGTTATGTATGGNAAGCCNATCAGAGCTTTNCCTGAGCAAGACCACGATTCTCACATAGCAGTGCACATGCAGTTTATGCAGGATCCATCTTTAGCAGGGAATCCTGGAGCTGCAGCCATGCAACCACTTCTTGTTGCACACATTGCTGAGCATGTTGCGTTGTTGTATCGTCAGCGCATGCAAGCATCTATTGGCGTGCCTATGCCAACAATGCCTAATTTAAGAGACCCAGACTTTGAGTTTGAGGATATTGATCCTGCGATGGATATGATCATAAGCCAAAAAGCTGCACAGGTAGTAGCCAAATCACCTCAGATGGAAGCTATTAAGCCTTTGACAGCATTAGCTGGCCAGCAGCAACAAAATCCATTGGAGTACGCACAACAGCTCGCTCAATTTGAAGCCCAAGCACTTCAGGCGAGAACTCAAGCACAAATCGCTACTGATCAGGCCAAAGCTAAAAATGCCATGGACATTAAGCAAGCACAAGCTCGTCAGGATATGGAGATTGAAATGGCCAAAGCCCAAGCTGATCTTCAAGCCAAGGTTGCAAAACTAGAAGCTGATTTGCAAATTGAAAGAGAGAAGAATGCAGCTAAACTACAAATGGAGATGATTAAAAATGGCAATGTCTGATAAAATGCAAATGGGATCGGTGAGCGATCAAGAACTTCAAATGATGCGAGCTCCTTCATCGGGATCGATTAGCGACAGAGAAGCTCAAATGATGGAATCTTCTTTAATGCCAATGCTCCCTCCTGAGATGTTAGATGCGATACAAACTTTAATATCAATGGGTATGACCCCAGATGAAGCTGTCAATCAAATAGCAACTGAAGTTGACCCAAGTCAATTTTCTGGCCAAGTAGGTGCATTACCACAAGGCCAAGTTTCAAATGCTGAGAAGCAAATGATGCCTCAAGAAGCTCCCATGGATCAAAACCAAATGGCTGAGTATCTTCAAAACAAAGTTGCAGAGCTCAGAAGCAGAACAGGCGGCCAAACACAAATGGGTGCGTTGCCTCAGGCGAACAGCATGCCACCCCAAAGATAGGAGCATTTAATGGCTGAGAATAATGGTGATCCTTTTTCTTTAAAAAATTATCAAAATTTGCAAAGAGGTTTTGACAGGACAAATCCATTCTCTCCATCTTCTGGGNGTTTGACAAAGTCTAATATTTTCGGCGCACTNTCAACCCTAGGAAGCAATGTTATTGAAAAAGCATCGCCTGTTGGTGCAGTGCTTAGCGCAGGCAATATTTACGGAAACATAAAGTCTGAGCAAGCTGCAGCAGAAGCAATGAAAACAGACCCAAAGTATGGCGCNACATTAATTGGCCCAACGATTCAAAATATGGTTAATATGGCACCCTCAGCATTATCCCTAGCAAGAGCTGAAGCTGACACAGATGGGGATGGAGTTGTAACAAATAAAGAAAGTCAAAATTTCGGAATGTCAAAGGGGTTGACTTCTTACGATCTCGGAATTGATATGGACAGGCCAACTACTAACTTGTCAAGAACTTTCTCGCAAGGAGCTGGCATAGGCACATCATCTTTCTCTTCACCCCCAGCCATTGATACAAGTTTAAATCAGAACCCAACCAATCCCGCAAATTTTACAAATAAAGACTTTGGCACAGGAGGTCCACCATCAGGTGTGGGCAATCAACCTCAAAAACCAGATGATAATAGTGGTGGTGGTGGTTTAACTTTTATATGCACTGTGCTTCATGAAAAAGGCGACATGCCACCATCAGTCTATAAGTATGACAAATTTTATGGAACGATAGTTGATAAAAACATTTTTGACGGTTATGCTTTATGGGGAAGACCCCTCGCTAGGTTAATGAAGCGCAACGAAATAGTTTACAAAATCGCAAAGCCCATTGCGTTATCTTGGGCAAACCAGATGGCATATGATAAGTCAAACACCATCTGCGGCAAGAAAAGCATAACAGGCAAACTGATAAAATATATCGGAGAGCCATTGTGTTACGCAATTGGATTTACAATTAACAGGAGTAGAAAATGGCTGAAGTTAGCGTAGACAATATGGAAAATAATGCAGAACTATTTATGCATAAGATGGGTTTTGCTCATGACACTGAAGGTCTAGAGCTGAGTGAAGACCAGCTTGTTAATTTCCTTTTGCTTTGTCACCAGATGGAATATGGCATTGGTGAAGAGGAAGAAGAAATGATGGAAGAAGATCATGATGGCATGAAAGTCAAAATCATGAAGGTTGACAGCGGTGACATGCGCGGTGTTATGGATGAGTTGCTCGGACATGGCAGTCCAAAAATAATGGATTATTAAGATGCCATACAGCAAATATTCCCCAAAGCAAAAAAAGCTAGCAGCAGTCGCAGGCAATAAGAAAAAGATAACTGGTGCTGATTTTAAAAAGCTGAAGAAGAAAAAGAAAACTCGGAGAGCTTAATGGCTGCAAAAAAGCCGAAAAGAGATGCCTGTTATAAAAAGGTCAAAGCTCGCTACACAAAGGGTGGTGGGACTTGGCCATCAGCTTATGGGTCTGGGGCATTGGTAAAGTGCAGAAAAGTTGGCGCAAAGAACTGGGGCAACAAGAGTGGCAAAAAAAAGAAAAAGTAGCGGCAACAGCCTGAAAGACTGGTTTGGCCAGAACAAAGGCAAAGGTTGGGTCAACTGCAAAACAGGTGGTCC